CATTTTTTAAACGGCGGTAGGGATAACGGTCATACAATCGTTGACAAATAGCGATTTCGACACCCCCTACCCCACCAACCGCGCCATTGTATCATTTCTATAACACTTTAACACACTAACGCAGTACCTTGGTAACGCAGTACCTTAATACAGTCCCTAAATATTAATTTAAAAATAAAACTATACTTATTTATCTATACTTATTTATATCTATACTTAATTGATACATAGTTATTATGTATATAGTTATTTGTTATATAGTTATTATGTCTATACTTATTTGACTATACTTATTCACTGTATATATATACACTATCTACATAGTTATATACATTAGAATATATCATCACTATCGTTCATATAACCATTGATTGGAATACATATCCAATATAACAACATCATCCATAAGTCAGTTATAACGTTGATTAATAGATCATATAAGAAGTATAATATCATCGCCCAAAACCTCCATCACACGTCGATGTCTTGATATCATGACAGTGTTTACATAATGCTTGATGATTGTTACTATCCCAGAATAATATAGTATTACCTTTGTGAGCAATCACATGATCAACTACAGTTGCAAGTGTAGTTATACCATGTTTAAGACACTCGACACATAGTGGATTGTTACGTAGATATATGAGTCTATACTTACGCCAGTTCGCATTATATCCGCGATCTCCTGCGTTGTCTCTATAACTGTCTTTAACTTTCTTATGTTTATCACAATATGATCCGACTGATATTAGTTCGCCACAATGCGGATGTAAACATTGTCTCATACTTCTTTTAGGCATAATACAAAACCTCTTTTCAGAATAAAAAAAGACTCGCATTATTTTGACAAGCGAGTCTATACGTGGATAACATAAAGAATAAAAAGAGTGAATAAATAAAATCTACTCTCTAATAATAACATATTAAAAAGAATAAAACTGTGCGAAAACTGTGCAATATCTGTGTAATTTATGGCCGTTTGGGATTATATGGAATTTATGATTAATGTTCACCTCTTATATGCAATTTATCGCTATATGTCCAGCCACGATCCAGCAGTTTCATATTATGAGTATAAACTGCATTATGTAAGTCTATACCATCATTTTTAAATTTATTTAATAATCCAATAATAACTTGCTGAGTATCGAACGCCTCTTCTAAAATATGATTAATATTATTTTCATTAATTGCGTCCAAAAGTTCGCCTGCCTCTTCCTGAAATTTATCGAATATATCCGAAAGTGTTTCGTCGCTTTTTCTTGTTTCTGTTATCATATTTGTATCTAAAACTAAAAATGTAAACATGTTATTACCTCCTTTATTAAATCTTAATTTTGAAAGCCGAATTAACTCACTAATCTTGAATTAGTAATATCTACTGCTTTTTGTCCTATATCACAACCAATATAATTTCTTTTAAGTTCTTTTGATTTTATGATAAAACCTCCACTACCTATGAAGAAATCTGCACATAAATCTCCTTCTATACTACTAGCCTTAATTATTCTGTCCATAAGTTGTAATGGCTTTTGTGTTTTATATCCTGTATATTCTTTGTTTGCTGGATTTGCTATACATTTAATATCTGTCCACCAATCAGTCATTGGAGTTCCTATAAGCAAATTGCTTGACTTGTCTTTACCCTTATGTTTACTCAAAAATCTCTTTGCTGTATTGTCGTTATAAGGTTGATATTGAGTGTTAAATTTGAAATTATTAGTTTTGCTGTAAAATAATATATCGTCATGTTTTTTATTAAATTGCTTTTTAGTAACTCCACCACCGTTATAGCACCAAACAATATCATTTCTAAAATTCTTAATTCCAAAAATATTATCCATTTCTACTTTTAAATAATGAACTAACCTATAATCACATTGCAAATAAATGCTTCCAGTATCTTTTAATGTTCTTCTCATCTCTAATAATCTTGGTTTATACCAACTCATAGCTTCTTGAGGGGTACCTAAATTGTCATCATAATCTTTGAATTTTTTTCCCGTATTATATAAAATATCTGAATAAATAAGATTAATATAATCATTTGGAATTTGTTTCAAGTATTCTAAATTATCCATGCAAACTACTTTATTTATCTCTAACATCAATTTTTCTTAGAGTTTACAAATTTATCTATTGTTGCATCTTGTCTTTGAATTACTGCGATTGCTAATAAGCATAGTTCTGACATTCTACCTTCGTATCTGTCTGATGTTTCATATAGTTCTTTTATTAATCTTTCATTCATAATGTTTCCCCTTTCACTTGTTTCGGCTTTTTCTCAAAATCCTAAATTATAGCGACTTCGCCAGTAAAAAAAGCGGCCAGTCCGAAGTTTTCGATATATTTGTCAAGCTGCATAGTTACAAAATAAGGCGTTACATTTATTACATCGCCTGAGACGATTCTATTATTTTCACCTTATCCCCTGCGCTCATCCGAATCTATTGCAAGTCGTAAGCGTCCTGACGCCTGGAATGTCTTTTTAAATTCAATTAGTTTATTTTGGACAATCATAGCTTTTACATAATTATGATAAGCATTGACAGCATGATTTGAGTCGCTGCGTGGTATACATTGCATTATTCGAGGGCTGTCCACCTCTTGCTTGCTCCACTCTCTTTTTGCCGTGAATGGCGCAGGCCCTGGCTTTTTATGTGGTAGTTTCAATAACATAGCGTGAATGCTGATCGTTCGACTTGTCTTATGTAATGCGATTCCGAGTGATATATTCCCCATTTTTGTCCAATTTTCTTTTAAAAATTCCGTGTCTAAAGTTGTCCACATCGGCATATTTTTAACCCCTTTCAATTTTTCAATTAGGTCGTCTTATATTTGAAAGCCGACTTATTGTTCTTTCTTTGCAACAAGACTATAATTAGTAAGTTTTTCTTCTAATTCATTTCTAATATTGCCCGTAAGTGCTTTGTTAGTAAGTCTTAGAGATAATATAATCTCGTCTAATTCTACCCAATCTAAAGGCACGTATATTTTATTGTAGTACATAAAATTCCCCTTTCAATGTTTCGCCTTTTTCTCATAAGCCATTTTGTGACATTTATTTACAAGTAGTTATTAAGTAACTTAATAAATTTGCCCTAAACTTACGCATCTCGTCACTTTCTCCAACACAAGTAATATCTAGTAATTTAATTAATCTACGTGCTTCTCTTTCTTGAAGTTCTATTTTAATTGTTTTATCAATTCTCACTTCCATAGTTACCTCCCATATTTTTACATCTAAATTGTTTTTGTAATCCCTACCATGACATTTATTTACAATTATCATATATATTGCAATCAGTACATTGTTTTGTAACTCCTAATTTGCACTTACTACAAGCTAATTTATATTCCTTTTCTTCTTTTTCTAATTTAATTGCTTCTGAATCAGTTTCTATACTGGCTTTAGTTTCGTATGCTTTATCATCAGCTATACTGTCTATAAGCATTGTTATAGCTATTATTTTAAATCTTCGTGAAAGTCCGAATAATTCTTTTACTTTATAATCTAATATTTGCTTTTCCATATTTTCTCCTCCTTAAGTTTTTCTTATACTGGTACACCCATTATTAATAGCTTTTATATAACTCTTTTTTATATTATTTTTAGATTTACACACTTCAATTAATGCAAATGTCAAACCACTTACAACGTTCATTTTACTATCGTTTGCCATATCAATAGTTGTTCTAAATGTATTATCTGTTTGATATAGTTCTAATAAATCATCATCATTAAAAACAAAACTTCTAATATCATTCATACTTTCTCCTTTCTATTGGTAAATATTTACATTAGTATTATTTTTGTAAGCCGAACTAACTACTTTAAATACTCAATTATTCTTTTGATGCTTTCAACTCTATAAGGCAAACAATTATCCTCCCAATTTGTACGATATTCTTTTTCTAATTCACTCATTGTTTTAGTTAAATACATTATTGCTATAGCCATATCACTATGGTCATAGGTTTTATCATTTTTATGAATTTGTATATAAATTTCTTGAACTACTACACCACCTATAACAAAACCAATAAACCAACATAAAATATATATCCAATACATAACATTTTCTCCTTTACTTGTTTCGCCTTATCTTCATAAGACATTTTGTGACATATATTTACAATTATTACGCAACTAATTTGATATTTTCTTTATAAATTCTTAAACTCTCGCTGATACGCTCATTATTGATATGTCTTTTATATAAAAATGTTTCAAAATCTATCTTTTTAAAGAAACTAGGTTGGTTACAGTAAGCTGCGTAGTCAATGTAAAAGTTTTTATTAATACTATCCCAACAATTAATATCTCGCATTACATAGGGTAAGCAGTGATTACTACGACACCATTCAACTCTTTCTATTAGCTGTGATATTTCCATATCTTTATTTTGATAAACATAAAATTTTAATTGCCAATCTTTCTGGATATACATTTTAATAATTTTCAATTTTGCTTCAAGTAATGGCTTGTATTTAATATCATCAAACGCAAATATATAATTACCATCATAATTTAACTGTGATAAAAGACTTGCATTTTTATTATTTATTAATCTAAAATCTAAGCCTTGATTGAAGTCACACCTTATATTCCTATCTATCAAGTATTGGAATACTTCACAATGTTTACTATATGCAAGAATATTATTATCAAAGAATTTAACTTTTTTATGTTTTATGATTGACTCTACTGTATTATAAAATTTCAACTTACCTTCAAACTTTGGAACCTTACAAAAATAACAATTCCTTATGCAACCTCTTGTAATAAAACCGTAACTTGTATCTTCATCCTCATAATAAAAAGGATCTGTTTTTTCTATTGCTTCAGATAACTTTATATCTGGATTTTTGGAACCAATACCGGCAATTATTACATCATCACAATTTATTACTCTGTACTTTTCCTTATTTACATCAAAAATGTTACTGACATAAACTCGATCGTAATCACTACCATCAATTACCTTATATTTTTTACTCGGATAACCTTTGAATTTTAAATCTATCATAGAAACATCATTTTCATTTTTATAGAAGTTATATATTCTACGGATAGCAATATTAAACTTTGAGTCTACATTTACTAATAACATTTTCATCAAATTTCCCCCTATTTAATATTTTAATGGTAAATATTTACATTCGTATTTTAGTCAAAAGCCGACCTAACTTACATTTATTCTAAATTAACTAACTCGCTTCATTTTCAATATTTCTATTAACTGCAATATTGAAGTATTTCTCATCTTTTTCTATTGCTATATAATTCCTGTTAATTGTTTCAGCAACTTTTATAGTTCCACTACCACAGCAGTTGTCTAAAACTGTTTCATTTTCATTGGTATACGTTGAAATGAGGTATTTGTACAGATTTTTTGGCTTTTCCGTTGGGTGAAGCTTTTCTCTATCTCTTTTAAAATACTGTATTGTTACTGGGTATCTGCCACAATATTCAGACTTAGCAGGTTCTACAAAGTTACAAAGGTAATCAACTGATTTTGATATGTTACCACTTCTCTTAACTTTTCTAATTTCATCACCTACCATTTGAGGATTATATGTTGGAGGTTTCTTATAAAATACTAATATATTTTCATGGTTTCTCAATGGCATTCTCTTAGCATTTAAAAATCCCGTTCCTTGTTCTTTTTCCCAAATCCATTCATATTTAAACTGGTCATAATTACACGCTATAAGCTGGCTGGCAAAAGGTTGCATTGCAAATAATACAATAGCACCATTTTCTTTTATAACTCTCCTATACTGCTTAAACAATGCTTCTAAATCTATTTCGTTATCCCAATTATTCCATGTTATTTTTCTTTTTTTAGTTGTATATGGTAAATCACAAAGTATCATATCTATAGTTCCAGTTTCTATTTGTTGCATTAATTCTAAGCAATCCCCTAAATAAATTGTATTTAGTTCTAACATAAATTCCCCCTATTTATTATTAACTGTTAATATTTGTATTGTTACGGATTTTTATCATAAGCCTTACTAATAATTACATATTAAAATGTTTATAAAATTGATCTAAAATATCTTTTAAAATCCTGAGTGCGTCTTTGTTATATCGGCGCAGGCCATCCGAAGTAATATATTCTCTATGTTTGCAAAATGTATCATTGAAATTTCTTTCAATTTCTCGCCAGGTCCAAGTCTTTTGAAAATATTTCAAATCTATAATGAAGCGCTGCTCACCACTTAAACATTTATAAGCGAGCTCAATTTGTTCACATTCAAGTTGTTTTAAAAATATTCGGCTCTCATCGTCCTGGATCCACTGTTTGACTTGATCCTCATTAACTAACGACTTAATAACTAACCTCTCGACCGGAGACGCTGAGCTCATCGGAGCCCGAGGCATTCCGAGCGTACTTGCTGGGCTATCAATGAACCGCCACAACTCGCCCTTATTAAGTACGTCCTGCCATGTAGATATTCTTTGATTTGTTGTTTCAACTTCGGCTTTCATTTTTTTATATAATCTCAGGCGCTCTTCTATATTAACCACGTTTGAATACCTCCAAATTTAAAATTGTTTGAACCTCTTCGACCGAGTGGACCACAAAGGCATAACCCCCGGCAGCTCTTATTTTCTCTATTGCCCTACATTGTAAATTTGTGACTTTTCCACCTTTGGGCCTCTTAACCTCGAAGGCTATAAAATTCCCCCTGAAAATTGTTATTATATCCGGAATGCCCGCGGTGCCGTACATTCCGCCGTGCTCTTTCCATAAAAACATTTCTCCTAACTTTTTGTATTTCTCTAAATAAGTAAATATTTTATTAGTAACTATACTTTCGGTAGGATTTGGTTCAATCGCTATTCTATTTGACATTTTATATACAACCCCTTTACAACCTAATTTTTAACATTTATATACTTATTTGTATATTCTGGGTGTAAAATATCGTAAATTATCTAATTTTGTTACCTAAATTAAAAATGAGTTACCCATTTCATAAAACCCTGTACGCCAGTTATAGCACCGTCTACAACCTATTGTTAACCGTGTTACCCTTTTTGAAAAACACACACCAATATTATATACAACAGTAACAACCTTAACTTTGTTGTTGTTGCTCTTGCTATAACCTATATAAATATAGGTAACTTGGGTAACATATCTATATAGGAGGTATGGAACCCAGTGACTGTCTAATTTGTAGCCGTTACCTATATTCTAAAATTCTGTGTTACTTTGTGTAACACGGGTAACACCTGAGATTGTCGTCTCTTTGTCGCTCATATCGATAACAATATAGCGGCTGACTTTACCCTCAAATCTCTTTACAACTGTATATTTCATGCGGCCATCTGTTTCAATCTTTGTCTCGCATTTGCCACGGTCCGCAAATCCTCTCATTGTTTTTTTATAAGAATAACCAGCGTCCTCGAGGGCCTTCTGCATTATTTGAGGGAATATATAATATATTTCGGATTCAACTGATCCAAACCTCGGAGCGTGAGCGTCTATCGAAAATTGACTACTATTAGAATGTAACCAACCCGTTACAAATTCAAAGGCTCTCTCAACCACGTCCGCCTCTTCAGTACCCTCTAATTTATCTAATATCTCGGCGCCCATATCATAAGACTCAGCCGGATCACTCTTGAATATCCACTTTGAAATTAACATATCGGCTATTGTAACAAGTGAGACGGCTGAAACATGAGATCCCAGTTTGTCAGGAAACTGCGTTTGAAACTTTTCTTGCAATGTTTTATGACTCTTTCTGAGGGGCTCGTAATCTTTTCCGAAAGTATCAACTAATTTATTGATAAACTCAGCCCCCGCGGTCCCGAAGTAACTCGTCGAGATATCGTGCATATTTCGGGCGCCCTCTTCAGCGTCAAAGGGTGAGCCACATATCTCGATTGCCCTCGTTGCGACGCCTGTTTGACTTGAGAGCGTCGTGAGCGGCTCTTCTCCGGTAGTTAATGCAATTGTGCGCCAGCTCTTACTTGCTTGAACACCGCCGGCCTTAGCCCCTCGTAATTTACTTGTACCGTTACTTATCATATATACTAAATTGTCGATAAAATCCTGTTTACCTGAAGCGACTTGACGCTCATCAATTCCGAGGGGTAAGTCATTAAAAAATCCAGCTATCCGCTCGAGACCGACTTTTGTTGCATTGAATGAAGTCATTAATTCGTCAGGATCGCCCCAAACTGAGAGAGCTGCTTTGAGTGCTGCTGTCTTTCCGCCTCTACTATCGCCCCAGTTATGAACGAAAAACGTTCTATGTTTAAGTGGCTTGAGTAGTGGAGCTGCAAAACTGGCCGCGAGTATAAATCTAAATGTATAATTATTTCGGTAAGGCTGAATTTTCTCGGTCCACTGTGCCATGGTACCGCATGCCCTGTAAGCATTTACCCACTTTTGAGCGCTGCGGTCCACGTCAACGACGATTTTGCCGGGACGCGTTGGCATGAAGTTGTTAGAATACCAACCGAGTTGACTTACTGTCTTTTTAATAGGCATAATTTCAATATTTTCGGCTTCAAGTGCTCCTAAAAATGAAACTATCCCCCGAGCGTTCTCGCTTGTAACTGTGACGCCCATATCTGCGAGCATTGTTATTGTCCGAGATTGAAATATAATTGATCTTTGGACCGATATTGTCTGCCACTTCTTATCTCTGAAAAATGCAACTTCCATCTTTTCGTCTTCAAAGTCTAAGGATTTCATTCTTGAAGTCAACAAAATAGGCGTTCGACAAACCTGAGCCAAAATTCCAGTTTTATCATCGACTTTATAAATTCCACTTTCATTTATTCTAAATCCGATAGGTGATCTTAATTGTATTGGAGCACCTGGGATAAGCTCTTCGACTTGTACTGCCATAGATTTCAAATCTATCGGTTGAGCTGCTTCAAATACTGCGTTCCACTTATCCTCGAAATCACTCGCATATTTTATATGTAAGTCTGACGGATCCTTAACGCCTTGAGTCTTACAACTAAGGGTATAAACTTCGCCCACAAATTTCTCGGAATAAAGGCCATCACATATTTTTTTAATAAAATTCTCGGAACCTGAGGGAGAGTCGGGTGTTTCCGGCTTTCTCAAGTCCCGCTCATCATGTATATAAATTGTTAATCCTTGAAGTTGCTCGGTCCATGACGCCTGAAATGTAGTGGCCCCCGGTACACCCAGTGCAGGAATGCCGTATAATGTCAGTGTTTGATTGTCACTCTCGCCCTCGACTAAAATACAATATCCCTTTTTCTTAATTGCTGGGAGCTGCTGAAGGCCATATAATGACATTTTTGATCCTTTGGACCACCTGAATATTTTATTTATATATCGGAGGCGAGTTGCTGTGATTTCGCCCTCTGAATTTAAGTAAGGCATTGAAATACCGAGTCTAACATTTCTTAATTTCCAGTTATTTTTTAAATAATCTATAGGAAAATGTTTTGCGGCTGCGTACTCTTCAAGTGTGTAAGATTTTAAAGTCTTTTCAACCTTCTTTATTACAGGTTCATCATATTCCCCGGCCAGCTTCAAAAGTTTTTTATATGCCGTCGAGCCGTCTATATTCTCAATCTCTTGGAGAAAAACTTGTCCATTTCCTGATTTTCCGCATGTCTCACATTTAAAAAGTCCCTTCTCGGTATTAAACCAAAAACTCGCGTGTTTGTCGTTATGGAATGGGCACGGGCCGACCATTTTGTCGGAGCCCGTCTTCTTTAATCCCTTAATATATCCGCCGTAAAATTGCGGCCAGTTTATTTTATTGTCAATCTCTTTAAACATTTATTTTCACCTTGCCATCTAAACTATTATAGAAATCATCATATTTTTTTATTAAGTCCCATTTATTTATATAAATGTTATAAATACTTTCTTTTCCGAAACTCATTGAAACAATTTTCAACTCATAGCCCGGCACTATAAAAATTCTTTCGATATTGTCCAATTCATCAAGCGCATATACCAAATACAAATCACAGACCGCATACTTTTTGTTAATACCTATCATATGGACACGTGAGCCATTACACATATGAGGCCTGCTTGTCTTGACATCAATTTTTATTTTATTATTTATCAATAAGTCGAAGGGATATCCTACTTTCATTCTTTGTATTGTATATCCCATATCCTCTAAGACTTTCATTGATTTTTCTTCATATAAACGACCTAACGAAGTCTCACAATTTTTACTTTTAACATTCAATTTATTAGCCCAGAAGTAAAATCCGCCATGTTTCATAATTGCGTCACCTAACGAGTAATTTCCCGTTACTGCTATTGTTTCCCGGCTGCTCGGCATTCTATTTAAATCTAAAACTCTCATAACTTCAATTATTTTGTTTTTAATAGAATTTTCATCCCATTTAATACATTTAGAATACTCGGATTTTGAACAACTCAATTTTAAAACCTCCTTAACCTCTTATCAAAAAGGTGTTTCATTTGAAACCTGGTCCGTATCCTCGGGCGTCTTCTCTTCATTGTCTGCCTCATTTATCTCGAATTTACGGCTTATCTTTTTAATATTTTCGGAAAAATATTTCATTTTTATAATTTCATCGGGTGTAAGTGTCTCAAGTAAAGTGAATTGAGCTTGAGAGTAAGTGATCCCACCTGAACTTAATGCCTTTTTAAGAGTTATTTTTGTAAGTACACCATAAGATTTATGACCTTTTGTTAATATCCTTTTTGCCATATAATCACTAAAAGGACGAAGACTTGCAGGTGATAAAGTAATTAATATTGGAAACATTTCTCCGGATCTTAAAATATAAATTCTAAACATATTTTTGCAGGCCTTACCTTTTCCATTTTCACCGGATCCATATTGATTAAACTCGCAATCCTTACAATAACAACCAGGATTACCGGTCCCGACTTTCCCGTCCATGCTTGAGCAGTCCGGCGCAACGTTGTTACCATCAAAACTACTCACCCAGTAAGCATTAACCGCATGTTTATCGACGATTACCCCTGTTATAGCTTTTTCAATATCAGGGCTTTCAGGATCATCCCCCGGAACCTCGAAGGCAGTCGAACCACCTGAAGGAATTTTCACTCTATCAAAATTTATCTCGAGGCCTTCCATCTCTTCCGACATATCCTCACTTTCACTTTCCGATAATATAGGTAATATAAAACTTTTCTCAATTTTTGCTATTTCTTTTGACATTTATAATTACACCCTTTCATAATTTATTTGGATTTTCTCATTCTTACAGTTGTTGGCTCATATACATTGACGATTCCCTCTAAATATTCCGGTAAAATGTCGTTATTATTGCCTTTTTGTTCTTTGACGAAGGCTTTGAGCGTTTGCGCGTTGACGTTTTCCTGAATTAAATTTCCGAAACCGTAATCTTTTAAACTTTTGTAAAGTGTTTCTTTGTCCTCAGCTTTGACGCTTGCTTGAAAATTTGTTGTTAAATAAAATGTAATGCCTTCACGATTGAAATTGTCGACCTCTTCGTCGATCATCGCCTTAGAAAGTCCCTCGATTACCTGTTCAATTTGTTTGTTAACTGCCTTAGTGTCTTCAGCTAAGCCTTTTTTTACATTGTCCAAGCCTTTCAATTTATCCGCCATTTTAAACATTTCCATTTAATAATTTCCCCCTATTTAATTAAATTTTGACCGCAACCCTGATTAACCACCAAATCATAAAAGCTATTGAAATTATCACGAATACCCCGCAGCCGATTGCCTCGACTTTCTCGGATTTCTCGACTGCTCTGTCTGACCTTGTTAACATTGCTTTGCTGCATTACACATTTTCTTTATTAATAAGAAGGCCATTGAATTTGTTATCCCCATTGATCCTTTTAATTTTTTTACTGCTGTTATTCTTAATTTGTAATTCATTAATAATTTCCCCCTAATAATTAATCAAAATAGAATTTCCAGTTATCAACGATCTCGGCTGCAATATTCTTTTTGGCTGCCAAGGCGCTCATTATTTTCTCATCAACAGAATTTTTTACTAATAAATGAATATAAGTACAGTTGAATTTTTGTCCTATTCGATGGATCCTTGCTCTTGCCTGAGAGTAATTCGCATAATTAAAATCGAGTGAGTAAAAAACTGCTGTGTCTGCTGCTGTTAAAGTAATTCCGAGCCCTGCTGTCTGAATTTGAGCTAAAAACACTTTACAATCAGGATCATTCTGAAATGTTTCAACCTCTTGCCCACGGTCCGAGATCTTAACCTCTCCGGCTATGAAGCTATAATCGAGATCTTTTCCCTCAAGTAAAACTCTAATTGCTTTCATCTCTTCAACAAACCTGGCAAATATTACAATTTTCTTTCCTGCGCTCATAACATCGTCAATAATTTCGGATAGTGCCTCGAGCTTAGCTTTTGAAATATTGTCGACGTTGCCGTCGTCGTCTGCTACAAACCCGCCTGTTATTTGAGAAAGTCTCAATAATCGTGTTAATACATTAGTAGTAGAAATTTCACCCTTACTTAATTCAGCGAAATTCTCGCGCCTGATATTTTCATAAACCCTCTGAGCCTTCGGCTCTAATTTGCAGTATCTCTTTTCGTCTATTTGCTCAGGTAGATCGAGCGCCTCTTCCTTCGTGACTCTGTAAGCAATGCTATGAGCCTTAATAATTAACTCGTCTTTGTGTATATATCCCATAACTTTATGATTCCCATATCCGCCCATAACTGCATAGTGTGCCTTGAATGCGAAGTAACTCATTCCGAAAATATTCTTATCTAAAAACCTCCATTGTGAGAAAGTATCGAGCGGGGAATTTTGAACCGGCGTTCCTGTAAGTATCAATTTATATTTTGCGTTGTCGCCCAGTTTATGAAGTGCCTTAGACTGCGCGGCGTTATGAGTTTTGATCCTTTGACTCTCATCACAAATCACCATGTCCGGCTGAAAAGTCAAGAGCTCGTCTTCAATTCTCCATGTAGACTCATAATTGATTACTGCGATTTGGAGCGCTTCAGGGAAATAAGTGTTTTTAAATTCATTTAATGAGGCGATTCTCTTTATCCTTGTTCCCTCTAAAACTTTAATTTCATACCTGAAGGCTGCATAACTTTGAAATTCATTCGGCCATACACTTACAACTGAGCTCGGGGCTACGATCAAAAGTCTTTTAACTTGACCATCTAAAAACCTCCTGCCAGCAACCGCGACGGCTGCAAGTGACTTTCCGGTTCCCATATCCATTAAAAAAGCGAAGGCTGGATTTCTAAGGGCCATGTTATACGCCTTAACTTGATGATCGAAGGGCTTGACGCCTGCTTTTAGTGGCATTGGTTCGATCTGTTTAATAATAGTAGCGAATTTTTCGGCCGTTGTTGCGTCTCGAACTTCTTTAATACTTTTATATTTTAGAAGTATTTCATCGTCGAGTCTGCAATCTAAATTTTGAAGAGCTTCAATTGACTCAAGCGTCGCAGGTATAGTCCATACTTTCTCAATGCTTTTGTATTTATATCCTGGGATCTTTTTAATATCAAATATTTGGTCATATGCTCCGAATAATACGATCCGGTCGTTAATTATACTGGCTTTCGTGTTTCATCACCTCCAAAATGATTAAGTCTAATTCTTGACTTTTTTTAATTGTTTGCTCATCGCTTAAACCCAGGCTCTCAATAGTTATGTATAATTCATTTTTTAAATTCTTTAATTTCTCTCTTAACACCTGACGCCCTCCTTATTTGTCTGGAAATAATTTGTCCGTGCTTGTACCCAGTTTATGAGCTAACTTTCGGGCGAGTGCCAAAGTTGGCACATTGTTATTATTAATAAGTGAATATATGTAACCCCGTGTCACGCCCGTTGTTTTGCTTAATTCTAAAATGCTTAACTGCTTATCCTCTGCGAATTGCTTTATATTGTTTCCCATGTGTGCATGTCCTCCTTCTATGTTTAGAGTATATGTTTATATCGGACACTATGCAAATAAGAAATCACTTATATCGGACAAGCTAAACTAAAATATCCCATTATATCTTGCACATATTACTATTTACTGCATATACTGGGAAAACAGCAATAAAAAAGTTTTGATATTATGCGTAAATTATGATAAAGTGTCTACTATAAAGGACAAATATACGTGTGCGTAGAGGTATATTGATATAAAAAAATAATTAGAAAGGAATAATTAAAAATATGGTGTCAAAAAGAATAAGAGAGATCCGAGTTGCGATGGGCTTATCTGTCAGAAAACTTGCGATAATGTCCGGAATATCGTCGACAACTATTAGTGACATTGAAAACGCTAAAACAAATCCGTCCGTGATTACTCTACAAAAGATTGCCACGGCGATTGACGTCGATCCTGACATATTTTTTCAGAGCGAGCCGTTCGTTCATAAAAAAAATAAATTAATAATTAGCAATGATACGAGAAAATTTGCTGACGAGTTGATTCAAGAATTGATAAAGAATAATATCATTAAAGATCCTGATAATATTTCACCCGAAATGGTGGACCTGATAATGTCCGCGGTAAAAAAGGATTTGAAACAAAATTCTTTAATAACAAAAGAGAGCTCCTAAAATTCAGGGCTCTCTTTTGTTTGTTCTAATATTAAATTAATTATATGAAGTATGTTCGCATTCTTGAAGTCTGTCTTTATTTTTGCTCGCAGCTCCTCAAGTGGCTTGTCGAGATCAGACATTTTTGACACTTCCTTAAAGACAAAGCGTTTGTTAGTTACAATTATAACATGGCGAGTTATATTAACAAACCCTAAAAGCCGACTCAATTCGACAACTTCTAGAATTGTCAATGTAATATTATGTATTATCATAGTATATCGTAGGATTTTCTGAAAACTTTATCCCTAATACATATATTGGGTGTAATTACACGTCTTGGGAATGATTGAATCGTATGTAAATATTTAGGTTATAAATAAGTTATCCACAGACTTGTCCACATTTAATCAACAACTTGTCCACAATTTACATTTTTTGTCAGTATAGATAATCTCAGTCTTATTATAATAAGTCTTATTAGAGTAAGTCTTATTAGGGCATTAAATCTATCATTCCGGATAAGCAATATCAATGTATCCGGATACAACGATATAATCATTCCTTGATTTATAAGGGTTTGAAGGTATTTATTCATTTATATATATTAAATTAGGTTTATTTATGCCCTGTCTTTCCTCTTCCATTAATTTAAATTCTTTAAGTTGCTTGACTGCTTTTAATACTGGCGGATTAGTTAATCCTAACATTTCAGCCATTTCGTTTCTTGAATAAATTAAGTATACTTCACCATCTTTATTTTTCCATTGATTTTTAATACTTAGGGTATGTCGATCTCTTAATAAGGCATATAGTATTTTAGCGTCATTTGATAAATCTTTAAATTCATCATCAAATAAAAACTTGTATAATTTAAAATATTGCTCACGTTCTACATCATCTAATAAAATTCTTCTTCTAATTATCATTTTTTACACCTATGATTATTCTCATATCTCGCTTTTTCTTCTTCTATTAAGGTTTCTTTATTAATTTTATTAATCCCCGTTTCTTCATAATGTAATAATGTGAATTGTAACCCTTTGATTAAATTTTCTATTTCTTTTTTATCTAAAATAATGCCATTACTTATATTAGATAAGAAGAGTCCTTCAGTTCCTGTCCATTCACGGATAAAGTAAGCCGGTTTGTAGTTTGGTTTTCTAATTATCATTTTTAGATTCTCCTTTGTGTCTTTATTAAATAAAAAAGCCTTCCGAAGTGTTTTAGCTTCAAAAGGCTTGAAATAATTTATTATATTTGTTATAATCTTTTTATAATAAATTCTCTCGAGAGTCTTCTAAAGTGGGTTATCACTTTTTAAGATTGTCTTATACTCGGCGTTGACGCGCAGGGCATAGGAACCGGGGGAATATTTTTATTTAATTTTATGTTTATAATATACCATAATCCGACATTATACAAGCTATATATTTAATTTTGGACATAAAAAAGAGGCCCGGAGGCCTTATTTTTGTTATAGCGCTTTTAGTAGAGTCCGAAATGCAAAGCCGCTCGTCGCTAACTTTCCGATTACGCCTGTGATTGGATATGCTGCTTCAATTACTATCATACCGCTTGTAGCTGCTAAGAGCCCCACTGTAACCATGCAAACGAGCTCGGCACCCATTAGTAACACTTCATTATTTCCGCCCTCTACGCTTGCGAGAGCGAGCCCTGCTTGACTAAATTCATAACTTTTCATTTTATAATCCCCCTTTTACTATTGGCCCGAAGTGAGCTATATGCTTAATCATGTTATTAGTGTATTCGTATATATGATTCCGGCTTGCGAACCGAGGCAGCGCCTCGACGCCTGCATTCCAAGCGTTCCAAACTTTCCGAGGATTGTCTGGGAATAAAGTGTGTAAATGTTCCAAGTAGCGCCCCGTGATTTCGGTTAAATAATTACGATCATTTTTCAGAAGTTCAATCGTCGGCTCCTGAAGTATAATTCCTTTGGCCTTGAGTATTGCGTGAGCTGCCTTCGCAGTGCCGAGTCTCATTTGACTCGCTCCATAGCTCATTATTCCGTCGGCCTCGAGCCTGCTTGCGTGTCCGAGTGAATTTTCATTAAACATTAGAGATACGAGTTCGCCCTTTTGGAGGTGACATTTCTCTTCTATATCTATTACATACTGGATCCACTTGAGATCGGTACATTTGCTTGGATCCGCGATTTGGTGGAGCGCTGCGTCCGAAGTTACTGCAATACAATTTTCAGGAAACATCTTTTCTACCAACGTCGCGCCCCAGTGGATAACCTCTTCGTTATTTATTACTAAAACTGTTACTACGATAACGACTACCACGCCGCAGACGATGATCTTAACGAGTTTACGTTTATTCATTAGATTAGTACCTCCGTAATGTTTGGAAGCGCTGCGTCGTCCATGAGCGATAGATTGAGACCTGAGATAAAATTCCCCTGGACCGAAGCCCAGCTCTTGAAAATATCTTTTGCGATTTGGATCGTTGGTGCCTGGAAAGTGTAAGAACATATATATAAATTACTTTTACAGTAACTAATTTCAAATTTATTCATTTTAATATCTCCTTATAAAATATTATCTATACGGTATAATATGACTTTATACTGCATAGTGTTACTACAACTTAGATAATAAAAAATAAGGCCCCGGAGGGCCTTGAGTTATTTGTTTAACATTTTATTTGCTTTTTTATCTTTTGCGATTTGTATAATTTCTTTAACATTTTTAATTGAACCTTTGATTCCCATACTAATAAATATTATTATTGCGACATCGGCTGCAAGTAGTGCTATATCATAAACCCCCATTGAGTCCACCTCCCTCTTAATTGCTGCCCTTGAGCCCTTTATAACCCTGCTGAGTTAATTTTCTCTATTACTAACGTACTTATTGATACGATCGCCATAATGATTATATATTTCATTTCCATAGCCTCCTATGCGATTATTAAATTTGCAACTGAGCCGAGGCCCTTACTAACTAAAAACATGATCGCGATTTCTTTCCCCAGGAACCCGAGGCCCACCATGCCGATTATTACTGCAACGCTTATCACGTCGTTAACTTTTGACTCTTTCTTTTTTTTGATATCGAAATCCATTTGAACACGTCCGAGATTGCTCATTGGATAAACTTTTTCTTTTTTAAACATTTAATTTGCCCCCTTATTTATTTTCTAATAAATATCTTACAAAGTCAGCACCGCCGCCGACCATCTTACCAACTGCGCCGCCCAAGAACTGAGTCGCCTTTGTTGGATCTCCTTGAAATCCTGAGTGCTTCATTGCTGCAAGTAGATTAACAACCTGGGCCACTGTTAAGACCATACCACCGAGCCCGACCATATCCGCAATTTCTTTGTTGCCACCTGATTTTAAAATTAACTTGTAACACATAGTTACTACGAAGGTGATTCCGATTGAAGCGTAATAAGTTTTGTATGCGTTGATGTGAGCCAACGCTATCGCATATAATACGACGGTTCCCATAATTAATTACCTAAAGTCCTTACGGCTTTGAATACATTTATTGCCGCAACTACTACCGTACAAGCGAGTATCGAAGTTGTTACCATTGAGACCATGCCAGCCTCTTCTATCTTTCCAAGTTTTCCGAGTACCTTTTCAATTATTACGCCGCCGACTGCTGTTGTTCCCATTACGACTAAAGTTGTTAAATTCATTTTAATATTCCCCCTTAATTAGAGGCCTCTTTGTAATACAAAACCATCGGCGTTGAGCTTTGCATTACAAAGAGTTTAACCTCTTTGTAATTTTTTGGTTAGAAACTTGTCGAGTTTAAACATTAATACAGTTAAAATTTTAAAATATTTTACGACTGGCTTACTACCTTTTTTATAAGACCTTGAAACTTTTCTCGGGTTCAGTAATTTTTTAAATATTAGTAAACTAAATAATGTATTCATATGATCACGTCCTTTAAGTTTATTTTATCCGTAGTATTTAAAGTGTAATAACTCATGTTAAAATCTTAGATATTACATACATAATTTGTAGTAACATTAACAAATTCTAAATATTAAATATATCAATCAACTAAGAGCCAAACTCTATCTTATAATAATTTCAGAATATCTCTGAAAGATTTCGACATTATCCAAAATTGAAACCATGCTGTATGAGAGCTGCTCCAATTTCGGATTATGCCTCCACCTCTCAGGGCTATACCGGATTATCATAAAATACAATTTAACGTTAGTTAATCATAAGATAACATTTATCATTCGTTATTGTTACGGCTATTATATACATTATGTCCAAGTGTTTACATATGCTTTACATATCAATATCACGATATGTAGGGGGGACCGGATGATACTTTCGTGACTTATATCTCCGGCTTAGCCAGCCTGTCAGGCTTATCCCGTCACTCGCGGCTATTATCGCCGCTCATTACTCCTTTTACACTTTGTTTATAATCAATCTATTGCTCAAATATCATATTGTATGAGTGTATATCTGTATGTGTAGTATTCCATTGGCTTATACTTATATACTATGAAGCAGCTCCGAAAGTGTTACTCTTATATAAAGAGCTGCATTATATTACTTAGGTTAAAATCTAACTGGATCATATTAACGTCGGGAGCTATGTCCAAAGTGTCCTTATGCTTAATATCATCAATTATTACTAATCTCGGGAATAGTTCGCCTTTTCCGCCTTTTTGGCCTGTAATTTCATTTACAATTTGGTGGCTGAGATCGTGAGCCTCATGGCTTTCGTAGATTTCCTTATATTTTTTAACCTCGATTTGCTTAGTTCTGACGACTTCTAAAAGATCGAAATAAACCTTTTGTCCAATACTATAAACACAATATCCATCGGAATAATACTTTTTATTGAGCCACTGCTGCTCACGTTTGAAATATTTTATTGTCGCGCCTGCCTTCAGAAGTGCCGTGTAATAATCCATGATTAAAATAGTGTGATAGCTGGGCTTTTTATCAATATAATATACGTTTCGGTTGAATGCCTCGTCTCTGAAACAATTCAATCGCTCATAGTTTACCAATTTTTTACAATGCCGTCTAGCCATCTCGTAGCCGCCCTTCTGGCGATTGTAGTACATGTTTTGCGCTTGTGTAATCGTGATCGAGCCAAATGATTCTACATATAAGAGGATTTCGCGATCCTCGTCGGTCAAATACATTCTTTGTAACATTTATAAGACTCCTCAATTTTTATTTTTTGGGTGGTACATACGGCACCCAGTCGGATTTTTCCATACTTTTTTTTAACATATCGTCTCGCGTTTTCAGTAATTTATAATTAATCTCAGGCGCAGGGGCTACCTTCACGGGCTTTTTATCTTTTATAGGTAGTATTATTGTGCCTGAGTCTTTAATCTCTTTCGGAGGCTCTGAGGGCGTGCCCTTTTTTAATATTGTGGCCTCTACGAGTTTAATTTCTTGCGGCTCGGATTTCCTTAGATCCGAAAATAATGTTCTATGATTGAATTTAATACTCGGAGCGATCAACTTCTTAACCCCGGTCGACATATTGGGCGTATACATGAAACCATCCGTCTCATTATCCGAGTAGAACGCCCGCCAGTGAGGCAGCTTGAAAGCATTTTTTGCTAAACCCGGGCCGAGTACAATTTCCGCACAAACGAGATCGTCGAATCCGAAACATATTCTCACGCTTGCCATATTTTTCAGGAAACTCGGCATTAAAACCGCCGAAGGCTTTTGATGAAGTGGCATATAATTGACGCCCATCGAACCGCCAATTTGTCCAATTAGTCGAATATGCTTCATAATCTTATTTTTTATTTTTTTTGTGTCAGGATCATCGACTCCACTTTCATACATTAACTCGATAAACTCATCAATTACAACGATTATATATGGTAGTTTATTGCTTGCGTGCTGCTTGTTATAATGCGCGATATTGTCGTTTCCGTCGGCCTGAACTACCATCGGACCGAATAAATTTGTACGGCGCTTCATTTCTTTGTCTAAGTGCTCGAGAGCTCTTAGAATACTTTCAAGCGTGGCAGCGTAGCAATAGACTTGTTTACAATTTTTATACTTTTCGAGATCATTCTTTGCGCCTTGCAACATATAAAACATAATTTCCGTTTCGTCACATGAGGCGATCCATGAGGCGATCGCGTGGTCCGCAGCCCCATTTTTGCCCCTCCTTTGCTGGCCGGCGATTAAAATATGAGGCGTATCATTTAGATTAAATATGATCGGCTCGCCGTCTATTGAGTAGCCCGGGCAGAATTCCCACGGCTTAACTTTGACAGCTACGAGCGGCCAGCTATTAATCTTTACTTGATTTGGATAAATAAATTTCACTTTTGCAAATTGGTTATGAGCTGGAATTTTATATAAAAACTTACATTTGCAGCCCGTCTCAATCATAGGGCTCCTTTTGTCTAAATCATTGAGATCCATCCCCCAGGGCGCGTATACTTTCGCACTCAGGCCGTAATCATGAACCTTGACGTCTTCAAGTGTAAAACCATTTTTCTCTCTGTTAAAGTCTTTAAGATTTCCGAAGGTATTCATCCAATTACTAACGAGAGTATTTATTTCAGAGCGATTCCTTTTATTTACGGCCGTTTCAACTTTTTTGAGTTCAAGCGCGGAGGCCTTGTCTATAGTTCTTCTATTTTTTACGCGCTTGATTTCGTCTTTTGTGAGCGGCTTACTCTTTTTTAGAATACTTTTGAGTGTAAACATGAATTAACCTCCTAAATAATACTTTTCGACTGTTTGCTGAGCGCCTCGTCTATCTGTTTATATCTAACTTCAAATTTTGAATAATTGTAATACTTTATTTTTTTAGACTTGCCTGACTTATTATATTTGATACGGACGATTCCGATTATAAGTCCTGCGCCGACTGGGATTAGAGCGATTAATATTTCCATTTTTGCAGCTCCAAATATATTGGTTATACGATATACTATGTAAGTATAAGATAATGTGTTACTACAACTTAGAAAATAAAAAAAGAGCCGCAGCTCTTTAAATATCGAGCTGAAACTCTTCACTGTTAACCTTTGTGACCGGCTTTTTATTAATCATTTTCTCCCTGATTAATTGTTTGATATAATAACTTGCTGAGATCTGATCCTCTAAAAAATCAAACATTTCTCTTTCGGATTCTTTAAAACTGATATTAACTTTTATAGCCATAACTTCACCCCCATTTCGCCAAATCCGAGAGCGTTAGCAAATATTGTATCATCAATTAATTCAGCATTCGGAATCCTCTTTTTGAAGGCCCTGACGAGTAGCTGGGCCCCGCCTCCGATAAGTTTAACTTTTAGAGTCTTAATGCTATAACTGATTTTTAACTCGCTTACGATTGTTTCCACGTAGCTCTTGAAGACGTCCATCGCGAAATCAATATTTTGTGGCTCTCCATATATCTCGAGGCCCCCTTGTAATATGCGGATCGCGTCGTCGGTCCTGAGATCAAGCCCGTATTTACTATTGATTAATTTTATGAAATCCGCGTATAAATTGAGTGTCCCGACTGGCAGTGAGTACGGCTTCATAACTTTGTGCCCCTCAATGACAGCCGCGTCGGTCGTCCTCCCTCCGATATCACAAATTACACCATTGAAACTCGATCCGATAAGTGCTGCCACGCCTTCGGGGTATACCGAGACGTCTTCGATTATTATTTTACGATCCGCGCCGCTCATATTTATATCGTGCACTCTATCCGATAAAAGTATATCTTTTAGGGCCGCTTTGTCCTGAGTATATTGTGATAGTGGCAGACCGACTACTACTTTGTTATTAACTGACGCGGAACTGAGCGCCACGGCTGCGATGAACATTTCTTTTAGATATTTCTTTTTAATTTTGCGATATTCCCCGTCAAATTCGCCCTCTCCGAGATAAAAAGTGCCTTCAGAAGTTGTCAAAACTTTTGTATTGGATATCAAATTCCCCTCTTTTGATACTTTGGAGAGAAAATTCACTCTTTCTGATGTTTTTACGCTATAATTACCTAAATCAATCCCAGTAATTGCCATTTTAAATACTCCTTAATATTGTTTTATACTATAATATATTACTGTTTGCGTAAAATGTGACAATTAACTTCTTACTAAATTTTGAGCGATATCAAATAATGTTTTGTTATCATATCCGGCCATGTTTGATCCTGTGGCTCTTGTAAAATCAAAAGTATAAGCCACTCTTAGAGCTGCGCTTGAGTCAGGAACGGCAATTATAAAATGCAATTTGTTTATATCTGGATTATTAGCATATATTTTTTGAATGATCGGCGCTAAATATGAGCCCACTTCGTCGTCAGTATTCGATAGCAAATAAGTTATAGATATATTATAAGTGTCAGCGCTTGCAACGACTGCGGTATAGCCTGATTGAATTTTAGGAATATCGAGAGCGCCAACTTGAGCCTTTATCTCTGAAAGTGGGAATGAATTTGTTTCGGAAACTGCTTGAGCTGCTGCTGTTGCTGCTGCTGCCTGCGCCTTGTTATAGTTTGCGTCACTAACATACTCATACCCAGCGCACGCGATTATAATTACAAGACACATATACATTCCCGCTTTGTGTCCCTTCCCTCTAAAACTAAATAATACAATTACTGCAATAATTAATATTAAAATTGCCATTTTTATTAACCCCTTTTTATTTTATATTATAATGTATTATATTCCAATTTACGTAAAAAGATACACATTTTTAAAAATAAATATAATTATTCCAAAAAATAAATAAAAGCCCCGGAGGATTTCTCCCTCGAGGCTTTTAAAAATGAATATATCTATCTAAATTATTATAGCATATTTAAACTGTTGCTGCTGGTATTATTGGTGCGGGTGCTGCTGCTGGTGCGAGTATAGTTCCGTCGGGTGCTTTGTAAATTATTTGAGGGCTTACAATTACGGGATCTTTGATCGCTCCAACTACTGCGGCCTTATCCTTGTTATACTCTCCGGCAAGTGATTGTCTAAGAGTATCGACTGTAGTTGTTGAAATAGCTGGAATTTTAACTCGGATTAATGCGCCAAACGCTGCGGCCTTAGAAGTTACTAAATTTCCGAGACGTCCGTCCTCTTCTACCTGATAAAATACGTCTGAAGCGATAAGTTGAGCCTTTTGGTATGTTACAAGTCCCACTTTTGCAATAATGAAATCTCTTATTTGAGGATATAATTTGACGATAACTTTAACAATTACACCGCCTAAAACTGCAATAAAGAACTGTACTACTGGAATTAATATTGTTATAAATTCACTCATTGATAAAAACCTCCATTTTTATAATTTTATATTTTGAAATAATTATTTTTTAAATCTGTTAATAACATTGTTATTGTTGCCGTGTCTACAAACCCTGTGACTGGCAGGCCCATCGCTTTTTGATATCTATCTACCAAGGCGAGAGTAATCGGTCCAAAATTGCCATCAATATTTTTTATTGATCCCGTGAATACTACATTTAGGATCGCTTGTAATAAGCTTACTCTTCGGCTGCTCTCACCATTTCTCATCATCATACTTGCCACGCTCCCAGCTATATTATTTATTTTAACGCCATCATTGAGCATTAAATTTGAAAACATATCTATATCAGAATCACCATTAAGTCCATTGACGCAGCCGTGGAAATTTGTTTGTATTGCCGCGTATGTCTTTGTATTAGCTGGGCTTGTATTCGGTTCAGCGATCCATATATCAGCGTTTGAAATATTGCAAACGTCGGCGATTGAATGATTTGAATAAAATATTAAATTAGAATTTTGCGCCATAAATTCTTTTATAAATCCTAAGTCAGGAATTTCGACCTCATAGTCGAGACAAGGCCTGAGATCCTGCTTATAGTCTTTTATTGCGTCTCTGAAATGATTAAATTCTGCTTGTACTGGATTACTTTTGGCGAAATGATAAAAGCCAACTAATAAGCCCGCCGCCTTCGCGCCCTTATAATGAGCGTCTAATTTATCATTAACATATGTCACGCCCTCGGTGGCCTTAATCATTACCGCCTCAACGCCTGCCGCCTTGATACTGGCCCAGCTTGTTATATTAGATCCTGAATAAATGTCAATTCCTTTCAAATTCAATCCCTCCTATTTATAAATCTTTGATATTAAAAACATTCCGATATTACTAACGATAAACGCTAAAAATAAATATTTTATAATATTGTAAGTGTCTGAGATCTGTTTTAATACTGTTTCAATTCGGATATTACCTTTTTCAATATCTATTATTTTATCGGACGCGTCTTTTAAGTCTGTCTTTATAGACATAGTATCTTTTTCAAGTTGTGCGAGTCTTAAATTAGTTCCCTCTTCTGTCATAGTTATACACTTCCTTGTAATAAATTACCTTTGCCTTTTATATCTGAAGGAAATATAATTAAGTTGTCCTTCGGGATAATCCCTCACAGTTGGTATTTTGGTGCTGTGGGGGATTTGTTCATTTTATGTTACCAATACCACCACCACATAATTACTCACCACACTTTCTCTAAATCTTTATATAACAAAAGCGCCCTTGCGAGCGCCTGAATTGGTCCTATATTCTGTTATTATGCTTGTTATGGATTATAATCCTAAGACGTCGTTATCGTAAAACTACGATATAGCAGATTATTTGGTACAAAAACTTAAAGTCCTAACCCTAAATGATATCTTATAGTTTTTGAAGTTGTTGAATTATTTTGTATTTGTATAAATCCACTTGCCATATACACATTAATTAAACTGGCTGTGTCTTTAACATCACTAAACTGTGTATTAGGATTACTTACTAAAGTAACAAATTTACCTCCATTAGCAGTTGAACCAGACACAATATATAAAGCACATGTACCATCACTAGCATTATAGACATATAACATTCCAGTAATCGAATTTTGTGCTACATCTGATTGTTGTATAGTTAAAGTATTAACGACATAACTATTTTTATAAGATGGTGTACCTAAACTACGAAAAACAGGTAACGATAAGCTAACTACTGCCCCACTACATGTAGCACTTAAATTAATATCTAAAGTAAGTGTTAATCCAGTAATAGCAATAATTTTATATGTTCCTGTTAAACCAACTATTGCTATAATACATTCGTTTGTTAACGAAACTGAATTTGTATTAATAGTTAAAGTTGGTGTGCCTATTATTCCACTTCCTGTTATTCCTGTAATAGTATCCTGTGTACCTCTTGTTGCACATTGGAGTCCTATATTTTTAAGCCCTCCATTACAATTTCTATTAAAAACAATATCACCAGATGTATAATTGCCAGAAGGAATATTGTCCGTATCTTGCATATATGACCTTAATTTAGTACCTTTAACATTAAAATAATCAGCAGATAGTTCATAGCCATCAAATTTATTACAATTTATAACATGATGTATTAATGGAAATATACTATCATGTAATTCAACCCTATTTGAAAAACCAGTTAAACTATTAATTGCTGAATTGCATGTATTATTTATACCTATATAATAAGAACCATTACAACCACCTGCGTCAGGATAAATACCACCCGTTGCATAAAAATTATCTTCACATTTTAAATTTATTGCTTTACCTACTATAATTTTTTGATTTATTAAATTACCAAAATGTCTACAATTTTTAAAGCATATAACTGGTGTACAATATAACACACCATTACTATTATAAAGACTTATGTCAAAATTTTGATTGTCTTCAAAATAAATTCCTATACCTAAAAATGCGTATAATATTCCAGTACCTAGCCATTTAATTCCTCCGCCAGCACACGATTCTATAAGTGATGTCCCTTCAATGGTGACAGCTCCACCTTCCATAGCAACTCCAATACCAGTAAACGTAGTAATATCTAAATCTCTAATTAAATTATTATAAGAGTAATTACCATCATATGTGACCGAATATTGATTAAAGTAAATGCCATATGGAGCAGTACAATCATATACAATTGGTCTTTTAATTAAAGTGCCATATCCGCTAACATTACGAATTAAACTATGATTAGCTGTAACATGATAAAATTTGCAATCTTCAATTGTTACATTAATAGCATTTTGTATTGTTATATTACCTATTTTAATAATTGTATCAAATATATTGGTAGGTGTTGGATAATTAAGACTTGTAAAATTACCCTTTTTAATCTTTGGTGGTAAATAAGTCGCTCTATCACTTGCGTTAGCTGGTTGATAAGTTAAAAAATCACCAGTACCATTTAATATTATTTCAGCACCATTAAAATCTATAGTTATTTGTTTTGAAATTGTACCAAGTGAAGCAAGTGTATAAGATTTATTTGCTTTAAATTGTATCGTGCCACCAATAGGACATGCAGTAATTGTTGCTAAAACTGCTTGCGTATCGGTAACATTAATATCGCTATAAAAATCTTCAACTTGATTTACAATATTAGCGAGTTGTTGCGCATTTTGTGCCAAAGCCGTACTAACCGCAGTATCTGAATATACCGATGTATCAACTCCATTTACATTAATATGCCCGTTTGTTACTGACGATGTAACATTACTACCACTGCCAGCTTGCGAAGTCATAATCCAATTTGAAGTTACTGTCGGTAATACGCCCGTACACGCTAAAATGTTTTGATATGTACTGCCGCCATAAGTAACAGAATTTAGAGGTATATAAGCGTTAGTATTACTATAAACTTGTATTGACTTATACGCCGTATTGTCGTTTACTCTTCCATTTTCAGCTATTACCCTTGAATTTTCTGAAATAACTCTATTATCCTCAGCAGTTACCCTTGAACCTTCGGCAATGACTCTATTGCCTTCGCTTGTTATTCTCATGCTCTCGCCGCCTGTTATCGCTGCGATCTCTGTATCTATTGAACTAATATAATTTTGACTGATTGTATTCCCTGCCCCTATTACTGAGCTTATCGTAAAATAAAAACATTGAGTCATTTTTTGTATTCCGTTTAATGTTCTATGGATTTCACATTTTATAATTCCTGCTGCTGCGAGAGTATTCGCCTCAAGTGTACACTGAATTATTCCTTCGCTTGCGAGTATGATAGCGACTCCCGTTGTTTCGTCCTGATAAACTATAGTGTTATCGGCTTTTAAAAATCGTATTTCTATTGTTTCCCCAGTTATATCAACTGGCACGCCATTATTTAACAAATGCGGTTCAATTACGCTCGCATTAATATCGCCTTGCGTAAACTGAGGATTAATTATTAAACTGCTATTAATATCAAAGTCGAAAACATAAGCATTCGGCAAACTATCCAAAATAAAAACCTCCTAAAATTAAGATGTAATTTGAGGCGTTGCGAGTATAACGGTCGCCTGCGCCTGAGTAATATAATTCTTTGTTACACATAAATTGACCTGATCCGCTGTGAATAGTAACATGATCCACTGTTTTAAAATAAAAGAATACATCATTTTACACCCCCATGAGCATTGCAATTGCCGCCGCATTATCGTTAACTTGAGATTGTAACGACGGCGTTTCTATTGGAATGATTTCCTTAAATAAATTATTATCAGGTGTGTCGTAAACTTTCGTAAAATCCGGGGCAGCTATCGTCCACGGCATTTTTAAAATTAATAACTGATATAATTCAGGCGTTACCTGAATTATATATTTTGAATGCTCGGGTGCTACTTGATTAATGTCTTTGCAATATGCTGTGAAATTATTGTTTTCGTTCAATTCAATATACATTTTTAATCCTCCTATAATCCTAAATTATTCCAAGGCAAGGCGATACACATCGTCGCGCACTGAGTTGCTATAATCCCCGATATGACCTGCGTTCCGCTTGAGTTCCCGGCGCCGAGTGTTAACCCACTATTTGAATTTATACTTAAACTTTGAGTTGTTCCTGCTCCGCCCTTGTAACCTGTCGCGAGTAAATGATTTGTTGAGCCCTTATCCCACGCCCACAATATATAAACCGCGTTAATGCAGGAAAACAAGCCAATACCGTTTCCATTTCCGTAAGTAATTATTAACGGGCTATTTACAGTGAAATCATTTCTTTCATCCGATAAATTTGCGGTATTAATTACGCTTACATTACTTCCGACACTTACTTGATTGAGTTGGACCTGATTACCGTTGAGCATTGGTGCTGTTGGTGAGCTGCTGGGCGTTCCCATAACATCGACAATACTATTGACGCTTAGATCCACGGCAATTATATCGATTCTATTATAACTTGAGACATTTGCTGTTATTATTACATTAAATATTGAGTCATTATTTAAAAATAATCCTGCATTCATAGCCGCGCCTGGTGCGACATTTAGTGACATATTTGGGGACGCAAGCGCACTAACAAGTAATGATCCGCTTTTAACATTAACCACGCCGCCCGAAAACATTGCATTAAATTGATTGACGAGATCTATTGCGTTATAAGATCCGGGCTGTAGAAAATTTGTTTTCATTGTCATAAAATCACCTCATATATATTTTTTTAACTGGCCTCTGAGTACGATAGTTACAAGTCCCGACCACTATGTCGCGTTGACCTGTCGCCTCGTCCTGAGTCATTTCTATTATTCGCATTGGCTGCATAAATTCCCAGTACACAATTAAACTCACCATAATAGTGTCACCGAGAGAAATATCCGAAAATGGACATAATACACTATCTTTGACCTTGAGCGTGAGCGTGTCAGTTGCATACGCCATCTTTGTTAACTCACTATTGCAGCAAGCATTTAGAGTCGTCTGATCTATAACCGTCGACGCCACTGTGAGCGCTTCATCCTCGCGCCCAAATTGTGAAATACTATCGTTATTAGACGCCGACGCTATGAGCGCAGGCGTTGGAATCTCTGCCCATATTACGTTTGCTGAGTCCTTCAGGCTTTGAGTTAAGTCCGGGCTGACTAAAATATTATCAGCCACCCCGCCATACTCTAAAATATATTTTGTAGACTTATCGGATCCCCTACGCGTAAAGAAATTAAACTCTCTATTAGAATCGATTTCAAAATCATAATTTCCGATAGCGGTTGCGTTTGTAATTTTATCGAGTGCCATATCAGTGTCGAGCGTTGTGAGTTGCGTTGCGATTGCACCCGTTGAGACGGTCCCGGCTGTTATGCCAGTAGAGTATTTTACATTTACATCGGTTATCATTTGCATACATAGGGTGCCGACGTCCATGCTCGCGTATGCTTTGTTATTGACTGTCCTATGCGATAGTAAACTTAAATAACCATACGCCCCTATAACTAACAAAGGACCGGCGAAATCTCTCGTTAATATCTGGCCGCACCATATAATATTATTAGTCTCGTCTATTACTTCAATATGATTTTTAAAGTTAAAATTTGAGGCGTTAGTTTTTACATTTTCAAGTGGTACCGAGAGCGTGAGGCTCCCGAGGCCGTCAAGCGTCCACGTATAAGTCAAAGCTGAGATCTCATTTATCTCGTCTAAAATTGTGTGAAATCTATCATATACTCTAATAACTTTCAATTAGTTCCACCTCGATTGAAGTGAGACGGTGCAATGTCTTGTCGATGTTTCAAGCGTATTTCTTGAAAATACAAAGTTATTGTTACCAATAGCGCAGGAAATCCATGATCCGCTTTTAAGATCCATCCTCCCGGCGCCATTGAGATATACACCTCGAGTTGCTGGCCTGTTATCTATTATTAAAGTATCACTATCCAAAAGTGTATAATTAATAGACATACTCTCGCCCGTGGTGCTATTTGTTATTACTATATTGGAGCACGCGCCGACTATAGATATAATTGGATATGCGATCGCGGTCCCTGAATTTAAAATAATCCCCGCGCCGCCTGAGTACGCTCCGAAAGTTATCGGAAATGTTAACGGGAACGTTAACGAGTTATCACTTGTAGCACCCAGCAAAATACTTACTGCATTGACCGCATACATGAAAGGATCCGGGGCCGTAAGTATAATTACTATTTTTTTACTGTTTGTATTATCCGCGGCCGCTCGGCTCGTAATTTCTACCTGAAGAGTGACCGGCGTATCAAATTCGAGGATATTGACCGTTAATGTTTTTAATCCATTACCCGCGAGCGCTGCATTTAAATTTATGACATTTTGGAAATCCCAGTTTTTAATAAATCCCTGAAGTGTTATCGTTTTACTTTTAATTTTTGAACGATTGAAGCTGGAACCATCCGAAAATAAATCATTTGTTATAATATCTTTGTCAAAGTCGAAGAGCCCCATCACCTGAAATGTATAGTTATCGGATAATAACTCGAGGCCATTCAAATTTATACTCGTAGTTTTCAAAATTCCACCCCCTAAAACGCTGACAAAAAGTCGAGCATTTGCAGCGATCGAGCTTGATCCCCTGCATTTTGTACAATTACTTTATCAATATGAACATTATTATTTTTATTATTAGTATTAGAAGTAGATCCTCCGGCGTTTAACTTTTGCATAGCCGCCGTGATTTGATTAAGTGGTGTAACACTTTCCCCACCTTTGAACCCTAACCACTCAGGACCTTTCTCACCAACCCAGGCGCCACCAACTGCGGCGTTTTGAGTGCCGTTGAAATATCCCTTATATGCGCTTGTTCCTAAATTCGGAATATTGAAGGGCGATCCGTACTCTCCCTGAATGTAACGAGCCGCCGACGCGATATTATCAATCGGGTTCATGATTGAATTTAATCCCCCGACCATATGCGCGCTGAAAGTTGACGGCATCATTTGCATTATCCCGTGAGCATATGCTCCGCCGTTGCTTACACTCGATATACTATTTGCGTTGCCGCCTGACTCTCTTCCGATTATTTGCATAATTCCAGGTGCCCAGTTTGCGGGCTCGCCTGCTGCTGCAAGTCCTGCGCTGATCCATCCGGAAATGTCACCACCGCCATTGAATAAAGTCTCAATAACGTTGCCGCCTATACCCTTGATCGATCCGAAAACTCCCTTAATATCAGCTATTAAATTTTTGATAAATGAGAGTATATTTGAGCCTGTAAGTCCGTTCATGAATCCGGTTCCGATATGACCTGATATGTTTTTTGCCCAAACTGAAGGCGAGTGAATATCAAAACCTGTTTTCTTAGTGAAACTTTGTTTAATCTTAGCGACTAACGTATCGGACGCGGCCGTAACATTTGCGCTTGATGTTCCTGTCATACCACTTGACAAGCCGTCTGTTAATGACTTACTTGTCGTTGCACCACTTGCGCCCAGTGTTCCGAGTGCCTTATTTGACTTATTAACTGAATTTTGAATATTATTAGATACATTGGCACTATTTGACGCCACTGTCGCATTAAAATCAACGAATTTCTTTCCGACCGGTGGGCACGCTGCGCCTAAACTTCCGAGATCCTTTGCTGAGTTCCCTGTTGCTTTATCAATAGTGGCATTCATTCCGTCCATCTGCACCTTAGTTTTACTATTTAACGCCGCAATATTATTGCCTGTGTCCTTACAACCTAAACCGAGAGCCGCACAAAATCCTTGCCAGTGTTTTACTATTTCATATATGCCTAAACCCAGGATCACCAACGCCGCGACAACTAATCCTACAGTGGCAATCACTGGCAACATAGCGAGATCTCCCGCCACCAGGGCGCCGTCCTCAACACCTTGAGCAACTGCTGCCTCGCCGGTAACTACTTTCAATATTCCAGTTTTTACTGCAAGTGCTTCGGAGGCAGTCGTTATAAATCCGATAGCCTTATATACTGCCATCATTGGAACGACTACAAGTTTATAAGCCATGAAGGCCGATCCTATTCCGACAACTAAATCGCTTACAAGTTTTCCATGATTAACAACAAAATTCATAAGTCCCGTAACTGCTGGGCTTACCTTAGTTATAATCATATCCCCGACATTAACTATTGCAGTCGTATAGTCTTGAATAGTTTTTTTATGCGTTTCTAAATAATTACTTAACGCTAATACCGCACTTAACAACTTCGGGAATACTACAACCGCGATCGGTAATAGTGCCGTCGTCATTTCGACTCCGAGATCCTTAACCGTCTTTTGTAATACTGTCTGTTCTTTTCCCATATCGACAAGTTCTTTAATTTCTGTGGGTGTGCCTATACTTGGGATCGCTGCGGCCTTTGCTTTTGCTGCCGCATATTCTGCAAGCATTGGAACCAACGCCGCGCCCCTGGCACCTAAAACTTGAGCTACATATGCGGTCGTCGTCCCGTTTTTGGCTGATTTCTCATATCCATCGGCCAGCGCTTGGACCTGTGCCGTCATTGGTAATAATTTACCCTTGGCGTCTGATAAACTTACGCCGAACTCTTTCATTGCCTTAGTTGTTACATTTCCCTTTACGCCTGCGCCCTCGACTGCTTTATCAAGTCGCGCCATTGTAGATATTACTGGCTGAGAATTTGTGTCCGTAACTGTCATAATATTAGCGAGTTTTTGTGCCTGATCCGTTCCGATTCCCATTTTTAACGCTAAATCATTGATACTCGTCGCCGCTGTAATTGATGTTTGCATAACTGCGGTAAGGCCCAGCCCTCCGAGTAATGTCGCCCCGAAACCAATAGCTATATCCTTCGCCGCTGAGAAATGATCCCCGAGGCTCTTTGTGCTATCGCTGGCCTTTGACGCGTTCGTCTTCCATGAGTCGCCCTGTTTAGTGATTGCCTTGTCCGTATTAGTTACGCTTGTATTTAACTTAGCCATTGCGATGTCAACTTTATCCATTTGGACCGCAATTTTTTGAGTTGCCTCACTATCGAGGCCCTTAGTTTTTACACTCTCAGCAAAGGCACTCGTTAACTTCGCCATTTTTGTATTTTGTAGAGTAATTTGATCCGAAAGTAATCTCGCTTTGAGTGCCTGATCCGCTGTGGATTGTCCGAATTTCTGCATTGATGAGCTCGCACTGGAAAGATTTTCTTTCATTAATCCGAGCTTTTGTAAAATTCCTTCAACACCTGTATTGAATCGGGATCCATCCAGCCCGACAACTGCATTAATTGCACCCGAATTTTTCGCCATAATATCACCTCTATAATTACATAACTTGATCTATATACGCGGTCGGCTCGTCAGGATCCTGAGCCTGGTCCGTCAATCCGTTAATAATTTTATGCTCTTCATATAATGCAAGTAATTTTCGGAGAGTCATTTTCCACGTTTCCGCCTCGGACCTTCTGAGAATTACTGTTCCGATATAAATTAGTCTTGTCCAGTTCCAGCCGCTATCTTTGTCGCTGTCTTCTTGCCCTTCTTTTCCATTTTCTCGACTAACCGTTTTGTCTCCCGGTTCGGCTCCGGTAATACGTTTTTTGGCTGAGCATATTCCATCGCTGCCTCAACGATTTTAGATACTTCTTGTAAGTTCTTAAAGTCGATCATATCTCCGACTTGTA